TCTGCAACTGCTTTTTGTCCCGCAATCATAGCTTCTTGAGTTGCCAATGCAGATGCTGCACTTTGTTTTAATGTTAAATAGGCATCATTTGCTGCTTTGGCACTTTTTTCTTCCAATGTACCTACTTTTCCAATATCCGCATCTTCTTGATAACCAGGTGTTGCTATTTTTTGCAATGTGTTCAAATCCATTCCACCTAAAGCGGATTGTAATTGTTGTTGTTGGAACATATTCATTTGGGAAGGGTCCAATCCTTGAGCTTGTAATGCTTTTAATGCACCTTCTTGGTCACCACTTGCAAATTTAGCTCTAACCTCTGAAAGGTCCACATTCTTACCCAACATAGCTGATAAACTCATTTCGGCTTTGATACTATCTTTGTAGTTCAACACCATATCTTGTCCAGCTTTAGCTACTTCATTAAAACTAACACCTAATGATTTTGCATAAACTACTTGTCTAGCCAACGCGTTACCACTTTGTATTTGATAACTTAATGCCATTTCAGATGCAGATGCAACTTCATTCATTATATCACCAACATTTAAACCAGCTTGTTCTGCCATTGCTGCCGTACCTTCTGCCATATTTAATGCACTGCTAGCGGAAACTCCATCCAATAATTTAAATGCTTGTTGTACATTTGCAATATTATCCACCGATAAACCACTTCTTTCCGCAAATATAGCCATATCAGCAGCTAATTTTGGAGAACCATTTCCTGATTTAGATGCCGCTGCCGTAGCGTTTGCTATTGTTTCGGCAGATATACCTGCCAATTGTAATTGAGATGCAGCATATCCTACACTACCCAATCCTTTACCAAATAATGCGGTTTTTGATGCTGCGTTAAATTGGGCAGCCATGCTTTGTAATTGGAAACCGAAATCTGAAGCTGATTGTTGTGCTGCAAATGCTAAATCGTTTTGTGCGCTTGCTACATCTCTAGCTCCGTCAATTTGAGTTTGTTTTACATCATTTGCTGCTTTAATACTGGCTTTGGTTCCAGCTCCAAAATAATCATACGCCAATTTTCCAGCAGCTGCTCCTAATGCAATCAATGCTGCTTTACCCAACTTACCCGTATTAACAATATCCCCAAGAGCATCGCCAAATTCTCTAGCCAATGGAATACCACTACCTCCTAATTGGTCTACTGCCATATTCATAGTATCAAGCGCAGCAGCACTTCTTTGTGCAGCCTGTACGAAGGATTCTACTTCTGCCCTACCACTTGTAAATACTGCCACCAAATCTTGACCAGCTTGGGTGCTGGTATCTATTGCAGATAACAGGTTATCAAAAGTTTCAACGGATTGTTTTACTATCTCATTATATTCTTGTTGTGATATTCTACCATTTTGTAAATTACTAGCTGCGGATGCTATTGAGGTATTCATGTTAGCGTATGCTTTACCTGCTGCATCAATATGCCCTAGCTGTCTATCATCAAAAGTACCAGCTTCAACCATAGCTGCTACACTTGTCAATGTAGTTTTTGCTTTATCTAATTTAGTATTAAATGTACCTTGTAAAGCGGCATTGTTTTGAAGTGTATTTCCGATACTAGCTATTGTATCATCTATGGAATCAAAATTTGTTAAATTCTCTTTTGTTGTATTTTTAATAGAATTTAAAACAGCCAACTGTTGACGATTCGCTTGGAGAATGGTTTCGTGCTGCGATATTCTATTTTCTAAATTTTGCCTTTCTTCTCCAGACGCAGTAGCAGCAGCTCTATTCATCTCTAGAATACGAGCGTTAACGAGTTCTATTTCTCGAAGTAAATCTAATCTTTCCTGGCTTATATTAGACATTTAGTATATAAATTACTTTATACCGTATTTTTTTTGAAAATCGTCAAGATGTTTAGTATCTCCACCATACTTCTGCATCATTTGTCTCTGAAAGGCAATATCTTTGGAAAGTTTATTATCATAATCTGTCCAAATATCCGCAAGTTCTGGACTCTTACTTCTTAATGAAGATAACCACTCACTTTCTTTTCCATCGGATTTAGCTCGAAAAAAACTTTTGAAAAACCCCATTAAACCGGCTTCTGTTATTTTTATTTTTTTACGCATGATAATTCTATTATTTATTCTTATATAAATATCATCTTCTTCTTATTTTAGAAGAATTATTTGATTGAGTTTTACTTGTAGCTTTATTCATTGCTTCATTTTCATTTTCTTTTGCTTTAAGTAACTCTCTCCAGTAGAACTCCCGTAATTTAATAGGCATAAAATATACATCATGCCAATTAAATCCACCATTGGCATAGTACACCATCTGAAAAAGTTTTTGATGTAAAATTACAGAATAATTACTCGCTAGGGTAAAAAAAGTCGACCCCGAATGGGATACGAAGAACCTCCTTTTCTCCTGTAAAAGGTGATTCGTATTCGAATTTTAAATCTAAATCTGGACTTATTTTTCCAATTTCTTTTCTTAACGATTTGGAATCTCCTGCTAATAATCTATTTGATACGAAATTACTAATGTATCCTATATCTCTGTTACCATCTACTTCTGTAATAATTCTTCTGTATCTGGATGTGATTTCATTACTTGATTTTGTAGTTTTTTGTAAAGCTTCTGTATCTTTATTTATTGCAAGTTCATCACCATGAGTTAATAATCTAAACTTTATAGGAGTTTTAGAATTAGGTAAAGTATAATCGTATTCATTTTTTCTGTTTAATAAACTTTCATCAATTTCTTTGATTTGAATTTTTAATAAGTCTACTACTACCTTTACAGGATGATTTTCGTTAGGGTCATTAATTGTAACTTCATATTCAGGTCCAAATGCCAACACTCTGGATGAAATCAAAATAGCGTTTTTATCACCTATTAATAAATCAGTTACATTTACTCCTGGCTCAACTACTACTGATTCTAAAAGTTTATCTAAATGTATTCCTTTTTTAACTAAATTAGCTGAAGTAAGGATATCCTCTTCTTTTGCTGTCATTAATTTAATCGTAATTTCACCTTTTGCTAAAGGACTATTTTCAGGATAACACAATCCCTTCGATGGTAAACTAATAACTTCGGTTGGGAATGGGTAATTTCTTTGCTCATAGGACGGTGTTGCACCTAATCCTCTAGTAACTTGTTGTTCTACGTTTTGTTGTTCCATAATAATAATAAACATTTTGTTTAATTATAAGTATATGTAAAACAAAAAATGGGATGTATTTCTACACCCCATTTTCAATTATTTTAAAGTTTACAATTAAAGATTAGTATTCAAGAATTGCGTAATCATAAGTTAAAGTTAATTCTATCGATAGTGGGTCATTTGAAGCCCAATCTAATTCACCAAAGTTTGCTGAAGTGATGAATGCTCCTTTAAGAGTCCATTGTTCAACTTTATCACCAACTGGTCCTAATAAGAAGAAGTTAATATCTTTCTTATAGAATGCCGCGTATCCATCTCTACCTGTTAGAGATTCATGTGAACTTCTAACCCACTCCATTACTTGCTGTGCTCCAGATGGAACAATCGGGTCATAAAGAGAGATAGTAATATCATCCCAAGTGGATTTACCCTTAATCTTTCTTTTTACGTTGATGTGGTCTAGTTCAACTATTTCCGATGTGAAAGTTGGTCTACTAGCCGTTTTGATGATGTATGATTCAATACCATTGATTTCCATAATAAATCTATTCCCCAATTTGGGTTCAAAATTTCTGTAGAACATCTTGTCAAACTCTAATATTTCTGGCATCTTTTTTTTATTTAATTGTTTCTAATATAAATATCTAATTTCTAAATTATCCGTTAAAACTTGCTCCAGTTGGTAAGATATTGAAATCAATTTGAATGAATTCAGCGGTTTTAGTCGGTTGTAAGAAGATAGCTCCTGCTAATATGTTTCTATCAATTACATCAGGTGTATTGTTAGTATCATCCATCACTACTCTAAACGCGTAAAGTCCTTGTCTTTGTTGGATACTATCCAAATATGGATTAACAATGTTTAAGAATCTGTTTCTAGTTTCAGAAGTATTTTGTTCGAATACTAAATATCTAGATGAAGATGCAATAAACTTTCTAACAGTCAACAACAATCTTCTTACGTTGATTCTATCCAATGCAGATGGTTTATCTTGCAATGTTTTTTGTCCAAATACAACAATACCTTGTCCAGGGAATTGAACGATTGGGTTTACTTTGTTTTCGTATAATTCATCTTTTTCAGATTGAGTTAATCGGTTCAATACACTAACTGCTCCTACTAAACCACCTCTATTCAAACCTGCTGGTGCGAACCACTCTGCTGCTACTCTATCGTTTGCTGCAAATACTCCAGGTAATAATACTGATGGTGGAATAGTGATTAGTTTATTTGTATTAACATCAATAGTTTTAATCCAAGGGTAATAAGTTGCTACCATATTTGAATCAACTTCCTGTGCTTGCGTAGTTGCTAATGAAATTGAATCATTGTATGCAGTTGAATCTAAAATGTAGAAACAATCATTTCGTTGCTCAACCATATCCAATACTGAAGTTGCTACTGATGAGTGTAATCTTCTAATAACACCAGGAGTTACAACCATATTGATATCAAATTCATCTACATTTGATAATGCCGCAATATGTTTAGCGTACGCTACTGAACCACTTGCAGTTGCAGTTGATAAGTTAAACCCTTGTGAGTTTCCTGCTGAAATATCTGCTCCAGTCAATATTGGAGTTGCTGGGTTCATACCATCAAATCCTTCTTGGAATGCTACAACAAATTGTGC